TGATGTATAAGATCGTAGAAATCGGCGGCAACATCGTCAAGGGACTGTGGAGCGGCATTCAGCAGCTGGCATCGTGGCTTTGGAACAAAGTATCCGGGTGGATTTCCTCCATCTGGGACGGCATCTGCGACTTCTTCGGTATCCATTCGCCTTCGAAGGAGATGGCGTGGGTCGGTGAAATGCTGGTCAAGGGTCTTGCAGGCTCCATTGACGACAACGGCGATGAAGCGGTCAAAGCCGCAGAAGGAATGGCGGAGGACATCAACGGTGTCATGGGCGACCTCGCTCACGATATGCAGACGGCTCTGCCCACCGACTTTGACGTGAACGGCTCGATCCGCTCTGCCGTGGACGGTCTGGTCGGCAAAGCGGCTTCCGCTTTCACCATTGCCCTGAACATCACGAATTTCAACAATTACAGCAGTGAGGACATCCGTCAGCTCACCAACGAAGTCATGGAAACGGCGAACCAGTTCGCCCAGCGGAAAGGAGTGGTATTCGCATGACCTATTTTACCTACAACGGCCGCAGTTCCGCTGAGTTCGGTCTGCATATCGAGAAGAAGGATGTGTTTTCCGCACCGGAGTATGATGCGGAGTTCATCTCCATTCCCGGCAGAAGCGGTGACATCATCAATCCCAACCGCCGATTTTCCAACATCAAAGTGACCTACACGGTGTTTCTCGCACGGAAGAACGTAGCCGCCCTTGCATCCGACCTGCGGGACATCAAGGGCTGGCTGTATTCCGAGCCGGACAAATACCATGAGATCACCGATTCCTACGATGTAGAATATTTCCGATATGGCGTTATTTCCGGCAATCTGGACATTGAGGAGCAGCTGAACAAGGTCGGCAGTTTTACCGTGATCTTCAACTGCAAGCCGTATAAATACAGCTTTACAGGACAGGAGACGGTGGCGGCTGACGCTTCCGAACTGACGATTACCAATCCGACCGCTTTTGAGAGCCGACCGTACATCAAGCTATACGGCAGCGGTACGGTGACGCTGCTGATACAACCCCAAGGACGGGGCATGATGATTTCCGACTTGGACGAGTATATTGAGATCGACAGTGATCTGATGAACTGCTTCAAAGGCACCGTCCTCAAAAATGACACCGTCAAAGGTGCGGAATATCCGGTTTTCAAGTCGGGTGTTTGCACCATCAACTGTACCGGCGATGTAACGAGGATTGAAGTCATTCCGAGGTGGTGCTGTCTATGATCCCTGTACTCTACGCCGCAAATACTGCGGATTTTTCCTCATTTGGTCTCGGTGTGCTGACGGACACCATTTCCTGCGAAGTCACCGAGGAAAGAAACGGCATATTCGAGTGCTTACTCAAATACCCGGTGAGCGGTCAGCACTATGGGCTTATCACCAAGGAGTGCATTATCAAGGCAAAGCCCAACGATACCGCCGCCGACCAGGCGTTCCGCATTTATCGCATCACGAAACCCTTAAACGGCATCGTCACCATCTACGGTCAGCACATCTCCTATGACCTTGCCAATGTGCCGGTGTTGCCTTTTTCGACCGAGAGTCGCTCTCCTCAGCTCATTCTCTCGCAGCTCCTTGCCGGAGATACACGCTTTACCGGCTGGACGGACTACTCGGATGCAAAGGCATTTTCCGTCGCCCAACCGAAAAGTGTCCGCGCCTGCCTCGGCGGTGCGGAAGGCTCCATGCTCTCCAAATGGCACGGTGAATTTGAGTGGGACAACTACACAGTGAAGTTCCATTCGCACCGCGGGCAAAAGACCGGCGTGGTCATTGAATACGGCAAGAACCTCACCGCATTGGAGCAGGACGAGGACAACAGCGGCGTGTATACCGCACTGCTCCCGTATGCCGTATACACACCGGAAGGCTCGGACACCGAAACGGTGGTCACGCTGCCGGAGGTCACGCTCCCCATTGTGACTTCGGAGATTGTCCGGGCGAAAACGCTCATCATGGATTTCTCCGACCAGTTTGATGGTGTTGTAACCGAGGAAGCCCTCAGAGCAAAAGCAAACAGTTACATCAAGGCAAATCCACTGCGTGCGACCATCCCCACGGTGAAGGTGTCCTTTGAGCCGCTCTGGAAACAGCCGGAGTATTCGGCACTCCTGGAGCGGGTCAACCTCTGCGATACCGTCACCATCCGGCACTCGCTTCTGGGTGTCAGCGTGTCGGCTATGGTCATCGAAACCGTATACGACACCCTCGCTGAGCGGTATAAGAGCATTTCCCTCGGTCAGAGCAAGTCCAGTATGATTACCACCATCTCCGAGGTGCAGTCCACGGTCGACAAGGTGGAATCCACGGTGGGACGCTTTCCAAAGCTGCTCCAGACCGCCATCGGCAAGGCCACCGGGCTTATCACCGGTCAGAGCGGCGGTTATGTGGTCATTCATACCACCGAGGAAAACGGACAGCCCTATGAGCTGCTCATTCTGGATGCACCCTCTATTGACGAAGCCGTGAATGTCTGGCGGTGGAATGTGGGTGGTCTGGGCTTTTCCCATAACGGCTACAACGGTCCCTACGAAACTGCCATCACGGCAGACGGACAGATCGTAGCAGACTTCATCACCTCCGGCAGCTTGGTGGCAAATATCATCAAAGCAGGCGTGATTCAGTCTCAGGACGGTTCGTCCTATTGGGATTTGGAGAGCGGCGAGGTGGTGATTCGCGGCTATGCATCTTCAGATGCCATTGAATCGGTCACGAGGGATATTGAGGGCTTGGACACGACTGTCTCCAATCACTCTGAGCGGCTGAGTGAATTTCAATCCTCTGTGGACGGTCTGAACAGCTATGTGTCCGGTATGACCGAAACGATACAGACACTGGGAGACTCTATCAACGGAGAACAGCAGAAAGTGCTGGAGATGCAGCAGCAGGTATCCGAGCTTCAGCATTCGGTGGAGGGACTGTCCGTTTCCGTGCAGGAGCAGTTTGCAGGCGGCATCAATTACATCAAAAACTCCGCAGGGCTTAACGGTATGACGGATGATTGGGTAACTACCGGCGTGGTGACCACGGATAATTCCACGGATGTGCAGAGCAACACCACCTCGGATTCCTGCTTTGCGCTGGGGGATACCTCCACGCTCATGCAGACTATTACGGGCGTGGTGCCGGGAGCGTATACCGTTTCCGTCCGGGCAAAGAAAACCAGTGCGGATTATACTTCATATTTCCGTGTGCAGTACAACGGCAATAAATATGCCTATCTGTTCAATACCACGGAAACCTTCGGCTGGACGGAGTATTCTGCCGTCATCGACGATGTGCAGGACGGCACAATCATCGTCTACGCCTACAACCGTCTGGCGACGCTATACCTCTCCGACCTCATCCTTGCCGAGGGCAATTCAGTTCATAAGTGGACGCCTGCACCAAACGAGATTTACACCACCGAGGTCAAGATTGACCGCCGGG